TTCGTCACTCGTAATCTTCAACGCAATCTGCCGCCCGCGAGCCCGCGTGTCCACTTTGTCTGTCGTCGGCGTGATGACGTAGGGGTCCAAGGAACTTGGACTAGCGGTGGTTTGTGGGTAGGCGCGCAATAACAGGTTTACCGTAAGGTTTCCCTCTTGGTTCTTAAAGTCAGGGATAAACCGCCGCATCAAGATCATGTTGTCGCCGTCGCCAATATCAAAGTAACCAGAGTCGATAAAGGCCGTAATCGCGCTGCCGTCTGCCTGATTAACACCGTCTTCGTGGTTATATATTAAGCTTCGACCGGCCGTGAGTCCGTAAATAGTGCCTATAGTAGCCTCAGTGCTTTCAGGGAAATACTCAGAAGCCGTGGGAAGTTGGAACGACCCCACGTCCTGCCAAGAAGTACGCGCTAACGTACCCTCAGACCAGACGTTTTCAAGATAGTTATAAGTCACACACCGATCAATATAATCCGACGTGAAACTGCAATAGAACCACGTGACCTCGTTAAAGTCAGAGTTCAGCGCAGCAAAAACCTTATCCTCTTGCACCAGATTGATGTCGTCAAAGACGTAATCCTGTAGTGTGCAGGGAAGCTTTTTCACCGTACCGTCAAAGACGTAGAACGCTTCGTGGCCCATCCAGAAAGCCAATCCATTAACCTCTATCGCAGAGTTTGGACCCAAGGCACCACAGTTGCTGCCTAGCTGTTGGAAACCGAACGTGTACGGAGGACCAATGTATTGCATGCCGTGAAGAGACGTGTCGGTCAATATCAGTATCTGTCCACGCGCCCTGACTGCTGTCTGAATCCTGTTACCGTCGGATAACCGTTGGCCACCGGCCGTGTTCGTAGCAGACTCGGCAAAAGTGTTAATGTCTTCTTGGTTGGAGAATCGGACGAACAAAGGATCTTGAGTGTCAGGGTCACCTATTGTGGTTTCAGTGCCTAAGGCAATTAAATGCCTGTCTGGACTAGAAACTAGCATGTAGCCGTTCTTAGTCGGTGCACCAGAAACCAGTGAAGCGCGAGTATCTACGCCGTCGGAAGGATTCCACTGGTATAGCTCCCCATCCACAAGCTGCAGAAGCAGCACTTGGCCAAAGTTATCGAAATGCCAAATACGCGCGTTGAGCGTTTCAACCTGCACTTCAGTTCGTGGAGTACCCCACGTACCCGCGCCCCATGTTCCTGTACCAAAACCGAAGTCGAAATAACTAGTGTCAGAACCTACGCTAATTTGATATGCGCCTACCACTGAAGCGCCGCCATTACCCGTGTCTGATCCGTCAGCATTGACAGGGGCAGTGATTGTGTAGGTGCTTGAGTTCGTGACCTCGGTGATTTCCCACTCGGAGTTAAGGATGTCAGCGGTGATTTGCCCGCCGAGGCTTGCTGCACCACTAAAGGTAACAAAGTCCCCCTGTGACGCTCCGTGGGAGGCGTCTGTCACGGTTATTATAGGCGAGCCTGTAGAGGCGGCAAACGTCACGTCACCGGCAGCGGTTGTGGCTCGTAGGGGAGTGATATCGTACCAAGCACCACCTAAGCTTACGTAGATTTTCCGGTCCGTGCCCACGGCAAGGTAGGGAGTCCCTGCGAGGCTATTCCAAGAAAACGTGAAACTAGCAAAGCCCACTAAGTAATCTGCAGTGCCGTTAAAATAAGTCCAACCACCAATTTTTTCTGGCATTCCATAACGAAAACGGATGTTGTCGCCATCCGTCCATCCGCCTTCAGCACCGTATTCGGTGTTCTGTTTGTCAATGCCGGGCGCTAATGTAAGTTTGAAAAAGGCCATCAGTAAGTCCACATAACAAGGGTGCTTGGGCGGGTGTCAACGTGTACGAAGGTCTTAGCCACTCCAATACCGTTAAAGCCCAATTCTAACGCATGTTTAACAATTAATGCGCGTTGTGCTCCGTTAGTTACCCTTATATCGGCGGCTATGCCTTGAGCGTGCGTACCGGGCTTTGTCTTACGTGCTTCTTCTGGATGTGTCGCGTCGCGGTACCCACTGGTTATAACAAACGGAAACCCGCACAGGCCGCGCAATTCATCGAGTCTAAGTACAAAGTCCTCTTCAATGAGGTTTTTACCTGTATGCGTACAAGCAAACTCACCGAACGAGAAGTACGTAAACTCTCCCACTAGTCGCAAAGCTCGGCTAGCTCTTTCCAGTCTTGTGCAGTCCAGTTGGAGGTATCCACAGAAGAAGGTAGTTCTACGGTAATACCCGCGACGTTTGCACCTAGTAACCCACCGGCAGCATTAGTGCTACCTTTTAGACACGCCATAGCGTTATCTTCAGGGGTAATTTCTAGGCTATTTAACTGCGTACAAGCAGGGAGTGCAAGCAGCACTGCACCTAAAGTAAGTAATCTCATTTAAACCACCCTTTAATAGACTGAAACATACGCACGGGGTAATAAAGCGCGCCTGACTTAAACTTTCCCAGACCTAGTACGCTTAATGCTTCACGAAATACCTTATCAGCTTGTTTCTGGTTCTTAACAACGCCGTCTCCGTGAGTGCATAAATAGTCATGGACCACGGCAGCCTTGCGGTTTTTCGCGTTTGCCACAGGCACTACCCACCGGAATATTCTGGGTACACTCGCCAGATCAGTGTAATAGCCCGCAGGCACAGTGACTGTACGGCCCAGTACGTCGCTATAGTACACCAATGGGGCGTGTAGCCGCCATCCACCATCCACAGCCTCGGCAACTAGCGCGGTCTGGAAGTGGCTCATAATACGCACCTAAGGCTTGTTAAAAAAACTAAAGTAGGACCCCGTTAGCAGGGCACCCAAGAATATGTAGGTAAAGGTCTTAATCACGGTATTTGCCGCAGTACGTTTGGCCGACCGCCAAGAGTCTAGAAGGTCGCGTATTTCACGCATGTCATGAACAGCGTCGTCGTCTTGTAAACCCACGTCACGTAAGGCTTTTTTAGCCCCCGCCTCCGCAGCACGCTGTATCATTGCTTCTAGCTCTAGCTCGGTCATCTCATGGGTTCTCCTACTACTATCTAGCCCTACTTAATTGTACACCGCGTATGCTTTTTCCCAAAGAACAAAGTCTTGAGCGTATTTTAACTCTATCATCTGAACCACTTCATGAGACAAGAGTGCTTGGTAATCTATAGGGTCCGGATTAGTTTTTCGCACATGTATCGGATGTCCGACCTTGCCCCCCAAAGCAGTTATGTCTGCTACCGCGTGTTCATGTAAGTTCTCTATATTCCATAGCTTTGTATGATCTGGGAAATAACTAGACTGCAAATTACTTGAATGCTCGGGGTCTAGTTTTTCGCCTTTAATACAAGCTTTATAGCAAAACTCGTTAACGTTTTCTGTTTCTGGGGCCTTACCCGCCACGTCTCCTTGCTTATTTTTATAAAAGTAAATAGAGCACAATCTGTCTATAGGGTTTCTAACCACCGAATAACACGGCATCCCTTTGTCTACTTTCCCTTCCTTGACTAACTCGGAATATGACGAGTGCACTTCCCTATTTATACCAACCAAATCCATAAACGGAACTTGTCGGGCTTTTTCTAAGTAGTCTTTGGGATGATCTACAAAACATTTCTGCATCTGCTCCCACGAGTAAAAGTTACCCTCAAGGGCCACCGTGTCTTTGCTAGAGTCGTAAAGCCCCGAGCTTAAAAAATAAAACAAAGCCGACGTAGAGCCGGTCTTGGGTACTCTTATGAAAACAAAATTGTTAGAACGAGATATAAACATTAGTTATAAATAGCGTATGCTGCTTCCCAAGCCGCTAAATCTTTTGCATATATATCTAAAGCGCGTTGCTTTCTGTCGGCGGAAAGGTTATCCAAGTAGTACGTAGGGTCGTTGTCGCTTTTACGCACTTCTATTCGTTCCATTACCGCACCGCCTTTGGCTGTTATAAAAGCTGTGGCGTGTTCATGTATGTTTTCAATATTGAATAGCTGCACGTGCTCTGGATAGTAGCTTGTTTGTGCTTTTAAGCTATCCTGTACATTAGGGTGCGTCCAATGCTTATCAAAAACAAAATCAAATGAAGCGTCTGGCTCGGATACTTCTTGTGCCATATCAAGATCGTTTTTAGTGTAGTGCCCGTACTTTTTAAGGTTTTCTGCTGCGGTTATTTTTCTTCGCACGTTTGCATAGTAATAGAGGGATGCAAGCCAATGTAATGGGTGACGTATTGTACCCACCCAAGGCATATCGGCCGGGGCCTGCCCATCAGCTACTACTTCATGGTAGGTTTTTTGTGCGTCTTTAAGATAATCATACCCGTACAAATCTCTGGGAAGCTCTGAATACTTAAGATTGTCATGGGCATCGCTATAAGCTTTAAACTCTTCCCAAGTATTAAACCCGCCCTCAAGTGTGTATATGTCGCTGTTTGTATCTACCAGTCCCGATTCAAGAAAATAAATTTCAAGCGAGGCACCGCCCGTTTTTTGAGCACGGGTTACGGCAAAGTTGTTTGAGTCGCATATAATCATTTTGTAATTACCGCCGTATCTGTGTCTTCAAAAAATAACATGTTGCCTTCGCAAACCATATTCCAGTCAGGGCCTTCTTGCTCACTTCTGGACGGTACTTCTATTATAACGTGTCGAGCCAACCACTCTGTATTGTCTTGAAGCACCCGCCATACGTGCTCTTCTGTACCACGACCCGGTTGCCCTCGGGCTTTATTAAACCGTATGCGGTACTTCACTCCGGTTTAGTAGGCCACGTTATACTTTCAGGAAAACCTGATTGGTATTTAATTTCTCTTAACGCTTTACGATAAGAAATCCACTTTTGACGGGTTTCGTTATACATAGGCACGTCTGAAAGAACGGACCAATCCGACTCCCTCAACAAAACTTTAGCTTTTTCCCACTCCAACTCGGCAGGGGTTGCTTCAGCAAGCGTATTGACTTCGTCTTCTACCTGAACCCAACCTTGGTCTGAGTAGTTTTCACCAAGCCACGATAAGTCACCAAGTTTATCTTGGACTCCTAACATGCCAAAAATAGGACCCCAGTTATTTGGAAGTGGTCCGGCTTCGCTTAGCGCTTCGTTTGTTGACAGCTTTCTTAGTTGCCACATTTTCTTTCTCCTTAACCTCTAGTTTAGGTTTTAATCCGGGTTGTTCTTCGGGGGAAGGTAAATTACCTCCCGTTTCACGACTTATCGGTGGATGATTAGCAAAATCGGGCCACATATTAGCAAACGGAGCAACGCTCACCCCCATAAACGGTAGATGGTCTGAATCATGCTTCCATTCTCTCCAACTAGCAAAATCTTTTCTAGGTTGAATGGCAATATGGCAACCTATCCCTGCGGCTAATTGGTTAATAAGCTCAATTACCTCTACTGGTTGATACACATTCCATAGAAAATCACCGTGCACTCCCCGCATAGTTATCTCGGTAGCACCCCCACCCGCTGTACCTATGTTTATAGACTGTGCACGGCTATCGTTGCTCGTCATACTCCTAAGCTGCGCGACTTTTTCCAATCTTTTTAGCTCTTCGTCTATTTGTTTTGTAGTAAGGTTTTTGTAATTTTCCATAGCTACTGAGTATTCCAAGAAATTGTTATTTGACCCCCGTTATCTACTTGCACGGGGTAGGTGCCGGTAGTTGTAGGTACGCAATTAAATGTAGCGGGTGTGCCAGAATTTCCGGGGTTACCGGGACTACCGGGGTTTCCGCTTGTCGAAGAGCCTCCCCCTCCACCGCCCGAAGTGACTTGCCCGGCCCAACCTCCCGCGTTGTTTCCTGCCATCCTTGCACCACCACCACCACCGCCACCGCCACCGGCAAAACCGGCAGAAGTGTTTCCTTGTGCCCCCGCTGTCGGATTTCGTGGGATATTGTACGTGTCAAAGCTGTTAGAATAGCCGTAAACGCCTATCCCTGCCGCACCGCCGCCAGTAGAACCGCCGGGTATTGGTGGTGAAGAACAGCCTGATACGCCGGGACCGGGCATAGACCCACCAACATTATAATTACCGGGGCTACTACTCCCCGCGCCACTGCCCCCAAACCCTCCAATTACGCAAACAGATTGAATGT